TTTTTCATCGTAATTAACTTCTACATTTAGTTGATATTTGTCAGTAGTTAAAATGGCTGAATTAAATTTGATTTCTGCCACTGCTTTATCAAAGTTACCACTAATTAGATACCACATTAGCTTTAAAATAGTGGTTTTACCTGCACCATTACGGCCAGAAAGTATATTTAAATCATCATGGAAGTTTAAAGTGATAGATTCTTCATTATCATGAAGACCACTAACTTCAAATTGTTGAATTTTCATATTTACTAGAATGACCTGTGAGCATTGACAAATTATACATGAAGAAAATAAGTAAGAAATTTAGGACAGCAATCGGATAATGAATGCGATATCTTTCTTAAATTAAAGCTTCACTATCTTGACATAACGATTCACTATCGGCAATATGAAAAAACACAGCAAAATCTGTGTACAGGCCTAGGAAACCTGTTAATTTCTCAGAGAGCAGAAAACATCCGCTCGTAGCGGCTTTTTTTTGCCTAAAATGTCAGATCGGCTATACTTCGTTATGGTAGATCGGCAGGGCAGCCTTGCGCTGGCCGTTTCTCTGAGTACGGTTTTCCTAGCCTTGTCGGTCTGCCACCATTACCCTAGGAAAGTAGTGGGGGTAGGTTTGCTAAAACTTACTCAGAGTATTCACCATGAAAAAATCTATTCATGTCATCGAGCACACGCCTATCTATGATTTAGAAGCGTTTAAACAACGCCAGAAAAAGCGCAAAATTCACCAATTATTCAAAAACGTTATCGACACCTTCACGTTCTTATGTGCAGTCTTTATGACTTTCTCTATATTATTCATAGGGGGATAAGCTCATGACGACACTCGAATTACAAAATGCTGTATTCATTCAAAATGACCAAATTAAAACTGACAGTCTTAAAGTCTCTGAGATTTTTGGTAAACCGCATAAAGATGTATTGCAGAAGATCAAAACATTGGATTGTTCCGCAGAATTTAGCGAGCGAAATTTTTCGCCCGCTGATTATGTAGATGGGCAAGGTAAACCACGCCCAATGTATGAAATGACTAAAGATGGCTTTATCTTTCTGGCAATGGGATATACAGGTTCAAAAGCAGCTCAGATCAAAGAAGCTTACATAAAGGCTTTCAACCAAATGGCTGAGCTGCTCTTAAAACAGCGAAATCAATTGCAAACAATACAAGTTGGATCGGTAGTTCAGTTACGCTCAGGTAGCCCGAACCTAACTGTAAATAATATTTTTGATGATATTGCCGAGGTGATTTGGTTTAGAGGAGGGCGTATTGTTCGTGAACATCTTCCGATTAGTTGCTTAAGTCTGGGCGAAAATGATCAAATTGCACCGAATGTTGCGAGTTCACTTGAGTCATTTTGGTCAAACATGTACACACATGGCATTCACAACTTCAATCATAGCAATCGTACCGATCAAATTGCTATTAACCTCACACAAGTTCTAGACCTATTCCCCAATCTGTTTAAACGTCCAGATCTAATTCAGACTTTACCTCACAGTAAACCGCCATATCCTAAGTATTTGGAACACAATATTGCAATTCAGAGCAGGTTGGAACGTAAAACGATTCGTTGTTGGATATTTACAAGTAGTCAACCTACCATGATTGATGTCGGTCGCTAAGGGGAATGATGATGAACGAAAATATTATTCCCTATGTGCCTATCGCGCCTCGGGTACAAGCTACAAATGAAAAAAGCCGTTTACTTTGCGAACAATTATTTTTGCTCATAGATAGCGTGACCAGTAGTCAAATTCTTTTTAATCATCAAACTGATAAGGGTTACTTATCAATTTGTCCCGATCAAATTAATGATTTGATTGAAGAACTGTCAAATACTGATCATTCATTTAAAAAAATCGATGTAAATTTATTAAATTCGTCGCTAAAAGATCTTATTTATCCTAAGTTTAATGGAGAACACACCATTATTAGCCCGATCTGGAACAACACAGAGGTACGGGTTTGGCAATTTCGATTAAATCAAATTGCTAATGGGGTAGATATGGAACTTTTAACTAATGATGCAGAATTGAACTTAGATATGGCTTTAAGTACTTTACGCATCTGGCGCAATTCTTTAGAAGCTTCAGTGGGAGAAAAACAGGTTATTTATAATAATAATGACCTAATTTATAAATTGATGGACTTAGAGCAGCGGTTGCAAATAGTTCAGCAAAAACTAGAGGAATAGATAAAAGGCCCACTGTAAAAGGTGGGCTTTTTTATGCAGTACTCATTCTTTATTTTCGACTTCTTTTGCATATACCGAGCTTAAACGTAGTAAAGCTTCCTGAGCTTCGGTACTGAGCTGTCTATACGCTTTTAATAACAAACTCTCTTCACTTGTAAGGCCGCTGAAGTCGGGATCAATTCCTAACAGTACATAACGAATATCAATGCCTTGTTTTTGTAGTTTTGCAAGGTAAACCCACTGATCAGGCACTTTGTTGCGAACATAGTTACCTAACGTATTTTCATGCGCATCGATACTTCTAGAAAGCGGTTTTGCTTTCAAATTCTTACGCTCCAGCTCTTCTGTGAACCTTTGTGTAATCTCTACAGCCAAATTTTCGGACATATATTTCACCGATACTTATTGAAAGACTAAATATTTATGCTATAGTGATTCGTAGCACATCACTATAACCGTAGGATACTGTATGAGTACAGAAACTTCACCTTCTAATCGTTCCCGATCTAAAAAGATCAGCGGTGGTCGTGTTGCTTGCATCGTTTACTTACCAAAAGAAGAAGTACAGGAAATCGATAAAGAGGTCGACGAAACGGATACAAGCCGTTCCAGCGTCATCGCGCGAATCTATTACTTAGGTAAAAAGCAAACATCAACCAACGAGGACCCAACCCAATGAGTTTAATGAAGCAGAAACGGGATAACCGTTACAACGTCAATCTAACCGATGATGAATCTGAACTTTTTAAAGTTGTCTCACGGCTTACAGGTGTTAATCCTGGTGTAATCATGCGCCAGCTTGTGATGAAACAAGCCTTAGCTTTGCTAATTGCGGAAGACATTCAAGATAACTTTAGCTTAGAGAACTACTTAAACAAAGGCGCATCAGATCACCTTTCTAGGAGTTGAATTGATGCCAACTCAGGAAATAGCTCTTACGGATAAAGAGAAGGAAATTGTACAGGAAGTACAAAAGTCTTTAGGTCTAAAAACCATTGAAGAAACCATTGAGTACCTTGCAAGGCAAAGAATCCAAGAACTACTTGGAAAATTAGCTGGGCAGGAACTTAGAAAGAAAAATCGGCATTTATTTTAAGGCAGTTTATTGAAAATGATGTTTCCAGAAACCAAAGCTTTAGTAGTAGAAAAATTGAAAGATGTCTACGGCTTTAAAGTAAAAGGCAACGATAAATTGCGTGGTAGATGCCCAGACTGTAACCACAAGGAAGCATCAGCTTGGGTATATCCTGAGGAACCGTGGGTAGTTTTCTGCCCACGTAAAAACGAATGTGGTAAAGAAAACCACATTCGTGATTTATTCCCTGAATTATTTGAAAAATGGGAAAAACGATTTGAACCCACTCCTGAAGATCCGAATAAAACTGTAAACGCTTACCTTGTTGAAGGTCGTGGATTCCCTTTAGAACCATTAAAAGGTCTATACACGCAAGAAAGTATTACCCGTTATAAACCAAAGAAAACCACATCTATTACATTAAGATTCCCAATCAATGATGAAGAAGGGAATCCAGGATGGTGGCAGCGCGTTCTAGATGAACAAGGGGTTTTACCGAAAACCACATTTAAAGAAGAATGGTCTTCCGCTGGTCATGCATGGATGACACCAAATACAAACTACATCGAGTCAAAAGAGATCTGGATTACTGAAGGTATCTTTGACACGATCGCTCTTTGGTTATCAGGCATTACTAGTTTTTCAGCTTTATCAGCAGGTAATTTCCCTAGAATTCTACTAAACCACATTGCAATGAAATGTGCAGAGCAAGAATTGTCTCTACCAAAGCTTGTATGGGCTTATGACAATGATAATGCTGGCCATGAAGGTATAAGAAAAAATATAGCCTTAGCTGAAGAACTTGGCTTTGAATCTGAAGCTGCTCTTCCTCCTGGTGGCCGTAAAAAAACAGACTGGAATGATCTTTATAAACAAGATCGTCTCAAGTTTTCAGATTTAGAAACTTATAAATATTACGGTTCTTTATTAATCGCTGAGAAACCTGTGGATAAAGGCATACTTATCTACAAGCGCTATGGTACCAAGTCATTTCCTTTCGATTTCAATAACTGCGTCTATTGGTTCAAATTAAATATGGACAAATACGATGACTACATGAAAGGTATCGATTTTGAGCCGAGTGATAATGAAGATTGGGCACAAGAGGAAAAAGACCAGGCTACATCTGAACGTCGTGAAGCAGCCATTCAGCACGCTGCTGATGTAGAAATTATGATGGAATGCCGACCACATGGGCTTTACTACCAATACCAGAAAGAAATTGATGAAGCAGATTATTACTTCCAAATAGATTTTCCGCGTGGTGCGAAGACGATAAAAAATACATTTAGTCCTTCCCACATTTCTTCTGCTCCAGAATTTGGTAAGCGACTTTTACATGTTGCACCTGGTGTTTTTTATGAAGGTAATAGTAAGCAACTACTCGCATTTTTAAAGCGTGAGCTCAAAGATATTAAGCGTGTTCAGCTTATTGATTATGTGGGATATCACGCAGAGCAAAAAACCTATGTTTTAGGAGAGTTGGCATACCAAAGTGGCAAGCAATATACGATCAATAAAGAAGATTATTTTGAACTACCACGCCATACCAACCTAAAGTGTAATGCTCCATTTGCATTGGAAATAAATAAGAGCCAAGAGGAGTATCAACAGCGCTGGGTTACAGACTTCATTGACGCTTATGGCGTTAAAGGTTTAATCGGGTTAACAGCATTTTTTGGATCTTTATACGCTCAGCAGATCCGCAAAACACATAAGTCATTTCCATTCGTTGAACTAGTAGGTGAACCAGGAACTGGTAAATCGACTTTAATCACTTTCTTATGGAAATTGCTTGGCCGTGTTAATTATGAAGGTCTAGATCCTACAAAAACATCGAAAGCTGGTTTAATCCGTACTTTACGCCAAGTATCTAACCTTCCAGTTGTATTTATTGAGTCAGATCGTCAAGGGGAAAATGCATCAAAGCAGTTCAACTGGGATATGTGCAAAACCATGTACGACGGTGGCTCATTAGGTGCCATGGGTGTAAAGGCAGGCGGTAATACAACATACGAACCACTGTTTATGGGCACTTTAATTATTAGCCAGAATGCTGAAGTACTAGCATCTGAAGCGATTATGGGCCGTATTGTCCATGTTCATTTTTATAAAGATCAGTTAAGTAAAGCCAGTCTCCACGCCTCACGCAACTTATCAAAATATGAACCTGAGAACGTTAGCCAATTCATTCTGCAATGTTTAAGCAAAGAAAAAGACATTTTAGATGCCTTCAATATTGGCTATGAAAAATATGATGCGATGTTGCATCAGGAACAATACAACATTCAAAGCTCTCGTATTGTTCACAACCATGCCCAGCTTATGTCTCTATTTGATGCGATGTGCCGTCATGTAATTGAAGTGCCGGCACAAGTGCAAAAACAGGTGACTGAAGAATTTATCAAGATGGCTCAGAGCCGTGACAAAGTCCTCAAGTCAGATCCAGTTATTGTTCAGAACTTCTGGAACACGATTGAAGAAATGGAAGACTCCATACGAAAAGTTGAACATGCAGAAAGCGTCGTCAACCACTCGGCTAGGTCAGACATTATGGCCATCAATTTTGCCCATTTATACAAGGTCGCAGCGGATTATCGTTATGCACTCCCTGAAGTAAATGAGCTTCAGAATGCGCTTCGTCATAGCCTTCATTACCGCTTCATTGAAGCCAACAAAGCCATACAAAGCAAAATTACCAATTCAACAAAACGGTGTTGGATCTTCGAAAAACCAATATCACAACGGGATTAAACCCAATTTTTAACACACATACAGAAGCGGCAACTTCTGTATGTGCCACACAATCACCGGAGAGCAATTATGCAAAACGATTCTAACGTAGAAACCACTCAAGCGGAAATTCCTGCACATTTAAAGTGTGATCCGCGCATATTTAATGTGAGTTTGAAAGATGATCATGGAGAGACCTGTGAGCTTGTGTTCAAAATCATCATTAAATGTACTGATGAAGCACTTCATGAACACAATAAGTTTTGGTCTAACCATCAAGAAAGGCTAGAAGACAATAATGGCGATATTGTCGCAGTAATTTTAAAGCTAATTGGTCCAATGGTGTACACAGCTTGCCATGCTGGTAAAGATTGGATTGGGGTTGGCAATAAATATGGAATTAACTCAATTTTTAATGAGGAGGGGTGGGATCCTGACTGTTTCGAAATCACAAAATTATATTTCGAAGACTATATCAATGACGACGCTTTTGAAGTCTCACCAGCAGTACTGGAGGGATAAACCATGTCTACAAAAAAATATCAGGTACGGATTCGTAAAGATTTATCAAATAGCCAAATTCAACAAAAATCAGCTTCATTGTTGGGGGCATGTGCTGTGTCTGAAATCACAACTTTGGTTGGAAAGTTCGAAAATCTTAAAGACGCATTTGAAAAAATGGCTACTGTTAAACGTTTAGAAGAATACGAAATTATCTCAATCATTCTTATTGACACAGATAACAGCGAGCAGCTTGGAGAAGATTTTGATTGGGAGAAAGAAGACCATGTCTAAATATCATTGCAAATGTGGTGGACTAAAACTTCCTGATTTTGAATCTTACAAAATAGGTGATGAAGTCAACTTCATGATCCAAAAAAGAGAAGGTGTGTACCAGGGAAAAATTGCCGTTAGCCAAAAAGCACATAACGGCACAATCACTGAAATTAAAGGTGATGAAATCACCGTTAAAACTCGTGTAAGAACCTATGTTCTATACAGATATGAAATGACTCCGAAGGAAGCACCAGGACCAATTGATTATTTTCGGATTGGCCAATGCCGATGTGAGCTTGATAAACAAAGTAAAGGAGCGAAAACACATGCAGTTCAACCTTAAAAATGCAATGTTTTTCAATCTGATTTTCTCAATTTTGGTGAGCACATCAATACTGGTCTTTGGAGAATATTAATGACAGCACTAATTTTTGATACTGAAACCCATAAACTGCATGGCGATATCATTGAAGCAGCTGCTATTGAAGTCATTTTTCCCAGCTTCAGAACTGATATTCCTATCATGCAAACGATGTTTGATTTCTCTAAACGTTATAAGCCAAGTGAACCAATTTCTATAGCTGCAATGGCTGTGCACCACATTGTTGATGAGGATCTTGAGAAATGCCCGGATTTTACGAAGTTCCAACTTCCAAAAGATGATGTTCAATACTTAATCGGCCATAACATTGATTATGATATTGCAGCAATAAATCGTGCCGGTGTTGTGACTAAAGGTATTAAGGCGATCTGTACATTGGCAATGGCCAGATCCTTATGGCCAACATTGGAATCACATAACCTTTCTGCACTTGCGTACCAAATTAGCAATAATCGTAAGTCGACTCGTCGTGGTTTGCGGAACTCTCATTCAGCTTTAAACGATTGCAAAACTACATATTCATTATTGCTTGAGATAGTGCGAACTAAAGGTATTAAATCTTTTGAAGAGCTGTATGAGTTTTCAGAACAGGCAAGATACCCAACCCATATTTTTTACGGTAAATATAAAGGTTGGGCAATCAAGGATTTGGAGGACAGAGATATTCATTGGTTAATGAACAAAACTCTTGATGGATATCTCCATATGGCTCTCGAAAATGAACTACTTTCTAGAAATAGTATAGACGAAGAAGACGAACTGCCGTTCGTTTAATTGCACACCTCTTATGCGCCTCCGACCGGAGG